CAATATAAATGGCACAAATCAAAAGGGAAAATTTTCAATGCCTAATTTGTGCAATTCGGCATAAAATAGATCTGCTGGGCGCTGCCAACCAAGGCTTTTGCGCGGATAATAGTTCATCCAATCCATGATCTGCTGCACATCTTGCTCAGTCAGATGCTGCATAGTGCGGCCCTTCGGGCAGAAGCGGCGGATATACTTATTTTGCAATTCGTTACTACCGCGCTCCCAAGCGCTGTAAGGGTGACAATAATAAGTAGGCGCCAGCAGCTCCATACCGGCAGCATTTGCAAATTCTGCACCATTATCACAAGTAAGCGTTTTAACCCAGTCAATCATATTATTTCGCAGCCGCCCCAGTGCACTAACCACTTCGGCGGCTGCTTTTTTGCCTAAAAGACAAATGATCTCAAACCGTGTCTTGCGCTCAGTGAGCACCAGCAAACATTTACCGGACTCACGAGAGCCCAAAACAGTATCAATCTCAATATGCCCAAATTCTTGCCGATCGGCTACACAGGCAGGACGGTCTTCAATAGATCTATCATTTAAGTGCTTTTGGGATTTATACAAGTCTTGTTTGACCACTTGCTTGATACGATACCGGCCTACCGGCAGATCAGATATAGTAATATCAAGCAGCCTACGGCGCACATATCGGTACACGCTGGTAACAGATACCAGCGGAAGGTTTAAACCCATTTGCTGAATCTCAAACAACGCCGTTTCCGGGCTGTAGTGCTGTTTGCCGATATAGTAGGCAAGCAATTCAGCCAATCCGACGCAATTATGCAGCTTGATCTTGCGCCCTATGCGCTGCTTATTCTGCTTTACACGATTATCAGCCAAATCCGGAGAGTATGCCGTATATGTACGATAGTGAGAATCTAACAATTCACAGCGGCCCCGATCAAGTTCCCGGTAAACGGTGCGCCTGCTGCAGCCGATCAGAGCTGCTATTTGAGATACAGGCGTGTTTAACTTCAAATAAGCCTCGATCTGGTAACGCTGTTCCTTAGTCAGATGCTTCCCCATCATACCCTCCAACATCGACAATTATTATTTTGTAAGACACTCAAAGAGCTGCAGCCGAAAGCCTGGCTTAAATTTTGTCATACACTGCCGCGCATAGTACGCATGAGCTCCCGCTGCCGATCGTTAAGCTTTGCACCATATACGCCAGCCAGCAGCGGGTCAATATCACCACCGCAGATGCTTATATAGGCCTGAATGGAACTCCCGGCCTGATGGAAAATATAGCGCTTCAGGCTATCAAAATTGTAATCTTTGCCGACATTATAAGCCATTTTGATCTGCTCAGAATCCTCCAGCAGCTTATCCCACCAGCGAGCAAGCACAGATCGATCACGATTTTTACCATCATAGCATTTTACATACAATAACTGATTACGCATAATCCCACGGTATGTACTGCCAATATCACCACAATCCAACCAGCTGCGTATAAAAGATTCTGCAGCCTGATTCCGCAACTGAAATTCGCAGCGCACCCAATCGCGCGGAATCTCAGCAGGATCAGCACCAGATTTTACTTCACGCTCTTGTGTTTTGTCATAGATTCTAAGGCGGAAATCAGATTTTGCACTGCCCCAGATCACACTATTTTCTACAACACCCTCCTGTATCAGATATTGTTTCCAGCGAGATATATACATTTCTTTGCGGGTGTAGTTTTGTATCGTTTTAAGTTTGAGCCTTCCGAAGGTATCACAAGCAACATCAATACGGCTAAAATGCAATGATTTATATTGTTGTCGCAAATCTACAATATGCTGCTGCCATGCCGTGCGCGGATGCAAATCTTCCCATGTTCGGCAGCCGGTACCGGACATTTGTACAAAAATACTGTCATTCCCGCCCCATGCAATCACTACACCATCATAGTATACTGCGCTGGAATATCCATACATACCTTTGCGAGGCTCGAAGCGTACACCGGGAAAACCAAGCCGAGAAACAAGCCATGCTTGCCAGCCTTCTGTATCTTTCGGCGGCAAATCTGCAAAATCTGGATCATCTTCTACGACCTCTTTATAGCGTATGGAATAGGATAAGTAGTCAATAAGTATACGGGTTTCCCCGTGTAATTTGTTTTCACTCATTTTTAACATCAACTCTCCCCCGAAAGTTATTTGTTATTGTTACTTTTTAGGTGTTCCTGAGCTTTAGGCTTGTGGAGTTGTACCCCCGTGCTACAGTACGGGGGTTTTCGGGAGGTTTGCCCCTCCCAAAAGCGCCCAAAAGCTGAATATGCGCACGCACCGTGCGTGCTGGAAAGCGGCAGCCTGCCGCGATTCGAGCCGAAACGACCCCAAAAGGCAAGGCTATTTGCCGAATCTTGCCGCTAAATCTGGGGCGCAGCCCCAGACCCCACAATAATTTTGAAAGCGTATTACAATTATTGAGCTGCAGCAGCGGATCAGATCTTCAGCAGCTGCGGCGATTGTCTTACACTTTGCCCTTTAACCTGCGTTTGAATTTACGGCTGGGATTGCTTACAATCTCCGGATTGGGATCTGCCGGGCTTTGATTTGCCAAAATTTCAGCCTGTGTTAAAATATCGCCCTCTTTGTACTTTTTCTGCAGGTTATCCACTACGGCGAGCGTATCATAGGCGGCAAAATCTCGGTTACGCACGAACCAGCACGACCGGGCAAGTGGCTTGATCATCTCCGGACTGGTGGCGTTTTCCAGCTGCCAGGCATCATATACGCTTAATAGCTGGAAACGCCAAACCTTTTTACACTGAATTACATTGCGGGTTACATCTCGCATGAGCTTATCGACATGCTGAAAACGCTGGGCGCTGCCATAAAAACTGATGTGGTAATGCCTGCAGCAGAGCAGCGTATTGAGGAAATAGGCATCAATATTATCCTTAAAACTGCGGGAATTGAGCTGTACGCTTAACTCATCCATACAAACCACAGTACAGGTGAGGGTATCGTGCTCAGAATCGTACTGTTTATTGATTTTAGATGCTGCTACTACCTGCGAAAGGCTATCCAGATGAACAAACGGAATAGCCAGATCAACATTACTAAGTACAAGAATGCGTTGCTTGACAAATTTACCACGCTCCGAATCCCAGACAGGAAGATCATTGAAATGGTTATAAATACCAACAACTTTATGCACTAAACTGAGCGTTTTCCCGGCTCCAAAGTATCCACAATAGATATCCAGATCACCGCACTTGAAATTATTGAATTTTTTGTAGCGAAATAGATCGCGCAGATCATGAAAGCTGTAGAAGGTAACAAGGCCGGGATGGCATACAGCGCAACGAACAGCCGGGAAGGCCGCCAGCAGGATCACGGCAATGGTGATTAAAAGAAAAACCATATCAATACCGTCCTCTGGTCAGCTGCAGCACAAATGCACGGATCATGTTAAAGACAAACATAAACAAACAGATTGACAAAAGGACCTGAAAAAGCCAAGGAATCAACTCAGAAAAATTAGACGGTGATCCGGAAATGCCAAAAAAAGTACATAAATCAGTAAAAAGTGTTTGCATGATTTAAACCTCGAATTTATGTAAGACAACAATCGATGCTGCAGCTGCCAGGCTGCAGAGAAATGGTAATACGGCTGCGGCACGGGGCGGGGCAGAGCCCCGCGCCCCCGGCCTTGCCGCAAGCCTAAAGCCAAAGATATTTGATTAGCTTGAATGCTGCACCGGATAATGCAATTACAGTAAGCAACAACAAATACCCTTCGGCGGGTGTGTAGCTATTAAACGGCTTGAGCCAGATCGTACCGGGCTCAGTGCTTTGCTGCTGATCCGAATCAGCAGAGCCGGTTTCCTCGGTAGCGCTGGAAGATGCAGGATCAGCAGCAGTTGTAAATGCATTCGGATGATCTTTTAAAATCTCTGTAATTTCAGCAGGAGTATAAGTAGTTGCATTATCCAGCGCCGAATCAGATAGATCAGGCGGCGAAGCCGTTTCCCCCGAAACAGCAGGCTCAGAAGCAGCAGCAGACACAGCGGGCTCAGAAGCACTATCAGGACTTGCAGCCTCGGCGAAAGCGCCGACAGAGCAGCAGCCAACCAACACGGCAGCCGCAAGGGCAGCGGATAATCTATTATTTGCCACATTTTACACCCCCTTATAAATCCAATATCCCACCAATAAATTTGGCGAGAATGCAACCTAAAATCGAGAAAAGAATAATGTTCCAAAGGCTAAAAGAAAAGCCGTAAATCGTCATGGGCTGCTTAAATGCATCCAATATAAGGTTTAAAACACCAAAAAAATCATCCATAGTGCCACCCCATTATTTCCAGAAGAAACGAATCACGGCCATAACAATTCCAAGCGTAATACTAAGGCTCAGAAGTCCAACAATCTCAGCGGGAAGCCAAGAGAAAAATGAACCAGTGAAATTAGAAAATTCCCCACCCAAGCCGATTAGACTTGTGAATAATTGGGTTAGAGTTGAAACTACACTTGCAAAGCCCTCAGCAAAGGTGGCTAACACTGTAAGCAAACCTTTGAATACCGCACCCACAGCAGAGGCCAGAGCGCCGAATAGCTTATTCCAAAGGCTGGAATCTGATATATCCGTATCACCGGAGCCGCTGCCACCAGAGCCGCCGCCACCAGAGCCGCTGCCGCCAGAACCACCAGAACCAGAGCCGCCAGAGCCAGAACCGCCAGAATCAGTTTTTTGCAAATAACAGCATTTTTCAAAATCAAAATCCTTGACGGAATACCAAGAACCTTGATAATAGATATCAGCAGAAGAGGATACCCAAGACGAACCGTTATACACTTGTACAGAATCACAAGTATACTTATCAGTGATATTGAGCCAAGCAAAACCCGTTGTGGGGAATGTAGGACGAACACCGCCAATGCGATGATCTGAAATTTCCACGCCATCGGAATATACAACAATATCGCCATCCATAGGATCAGCGGGACGAACCTGCACAAGGTTGGTATCAAAGGGAGCGAGAGCGGGGTTATAGTTGGAAGTGTACAAAACTTTGTTAGAATAACGAAGTTCGTCAAGAACGCCAGTAATAGGGACAGACAAATTATCAGGAACAACCAAAGTTTCATTCACAATGTGTCCGTGTTCCTTGAGCCAAGAATAAGAATATGTATCCCACATCCACATGGCCGAGCTCTCGTTATAATAGCAAACATCAATATCAGCAGAGGGCTCAAAGTCGCTCTGAACATTTACGCCATCGACATAAAATCCATAGTCATCCCCTGACAATACAAAAGCAAGCGAATGCCAAACATTCCCCGAAATACCATTAAATTTAGATTCAAGAGAGAAATCTTTGGCTGTAGTTTTCTTTTTGTCAAAATAAACAGGATAATAACGTACACTTTGTGTCCCACTCATAGAACTTGAAGTTACCTTCTCTGTTAAACCCGAAATATCAATAGTAACATTTTTCTTAACAGGTATTCGATAACTTTGCGTCCCATCAGAAAAATACCGGAATTCAGCAGTTTTTACATCACCACCTAAATCGACATTGAATTTAGAAACATTCAACCCCTGCCCCCAAATATCATCTATTGTCCTAAAATCAGAGCTGCCAAATGTGGGGTTAATTGTCTGGTTGTATGCAGAGTTAGTAAAATTGCCATCCAGATGCCAAAGGCCCAATGTTGTACCATCATCCTCGGCCACACGCTGGGCACCGGAAACGCTATAATTAAAATATTGCCCCCAAACATCAGTAGCCTTTAAACCGTAAGTGCTGCGGCCATCAGGAAGCACCAAATACACCTCAGCATAGGTATCATCATCCGGTTTATCATTGTTGACAATATAGTACGACACATAGGTATTATTGTTTGTAATGTATGTGTTATAGTTGTAATTGTTATAGGTGTAATCAATCTTATAAGTATTGTACTGCTGATTATAGGTGATATTATTATAAGTTTGATATGTGTTGTGCGTGATATCGTAAAATGTTTTATTTGTGGTATTCAGCACCTGATAATTGTTTGTAGTTTTGGAAGTGCTGGAATAGCTATTGTTGTAAATATAATTGTTCTTTGCGCCGGTGTTGGTCACATGAGAAAAATTATTATTCGATTTATAGTTGAATTCTGCTGAATTATCAGATACTGTAGTGCCAGAGCCACCACCCCAACGGAATACACGATCAAGCAACATACCAGTAGAACCGGCAGCTACAGCAGTGTATGCAGTCAGACCTTTAACCAAATAGCCATAGGAATTAGACGGAACTAAATCACCAGCAGCAAAGGCAGAAGATGCCATTGTTGACAAAAGCACAACACATGATAATATTAAAGATAATAAACGCTTTTTCAAAAGATCACCCCAAAATCATAGGAAGGTTAGTTATGTTAATCGTATTATTAGAATTCATAAGCACATTAACTATAATTGGTATAGTAATGTATGAATCCAAAGAATTAGAAAACCGCAACATGGCAATTTTTGTATTGCTTACCTGCACCATATACGGAACTATTTGTAGATTCAACGAAGAACTCATAATAATACAAGCTATTGTTTATAGTGGCCTATGCATTTTAGGCCACTTCATAAAGGAAAATAAAAAATGATACTGACACTAAGTTTTATTGGATTGATCGTAGAAATGACGATTGCAATAATCGCTTGCTATTTCATGTGGAAGGAATCATGCAAGATGAAAGGCAAAATCTGGATTGCCTTTGCCATCATATTTGTGGCTGCGGGCATAAAGTTCGGCGTGATCGGCACGGCAGCAACATTAGCCGCTGCGATCATATACAATGAATCCAAAAAAGAAACCTAAAAGAAAAGGGCCCGGCCACATTAAAACAAGAACAATAAAAAATTACGCACTCAATGACTTTTTCAAATATTCCAAGCTTGCATTCATGCTTTTACCGGAGCGCTTGAGATATTCAAAAAAACCGTTACCGCTATCGTCACAATAAACTTCCAGAATTTTAATTCGGGCAACGCCACGAGGATTAGGAAAAATTTCTAAAATTTCAACTTTGCACATGAATGCATTTTCATGACCAAAGGAATAAATGCAAACATCACCAACACGAAAATCAAGGTTATTCATAATTGCACCACCATTCACTCAATAAGAAAGGGCCCGGCCACATCGGCCGGGCCCTTTTGCCGGGTGAGGAAAGATTGATTGGAATCAGCGAGCAGCACTCTTCAGGCGGCGGAAGATACTGATTCCAATGGGAACCATACCAGCAGCCAAGCAGAACAGCAGAACAGGCTGGCCGGTGATCTGCGAGATCACAGTACCAGACAGCGTAAACACATCAGACATAGCGGCAATAACAGCTTCCATACCAGTTTTTGCAACCTCAGTTCCGGAATCAACCAAAGGATTCATGAGGCGTTTCTCCTTTCCAAAATAATGAGTGAATAAACAATATGTAAGACAGCAACGCAGCTGCATAAGATCCGATCAGCGCCGCAGCTGCGTAAAGCTGTAATACATCGGGGGACTTAATCAGGCGGCGGCAATGGAGATTGCCGGGCTATGCGAGCTACACAAGATTGCATTTCTCGGCCCATCCGAGTACACTCGGACAGCGACCAACTGAGATCTTTAATCTGTGCAGCAAGGCGATTGGAAGCGCTCATAACTCTTTGCAGATCGGCAACATCGGCGGCAAGCGCATCACGCTGCGCACGCAAAGTCTTGATCTGCATATAAAGCGCTTCCTTTTTGGTGTACACCAAGTTGACCATGGTGGTAAATTTGGCGGTGAATGTATCACCATCAAAGTTATTTATAAGTTCTATTACATCAGGCGTAAGCCGAAGCGTTTTAGATATAGTGGTAGCCAAACACAACACATCCTTCCACAGCTACCGGAATAACCGAAGATGAATCAGTTAGAAGTAAGCGAGCAACTCTCAATAAATCCGTTGCTGTCATACGATACCGAAACATACATATTGACCAGCGCAGCGAAAGACCCAAGGTTTTTCACATCATCCAAAAGGAAACGCTTATCAACGAACAGCTGCTTAACCTCGTGACCAACAAGGGTGCTGTCATTGGGATTTTCCCGAGCGCAATGCAGCAGGTATGCATCAAAGGGCTTGCCGGTTTTTTTGCTGGTGCCTTCCAGCGGCTTAATACCAAGGATTTCGTAAACCATTTTCAAAACCTCCACTAAAAATGTATTATATATGGGTGTAAGACGGACAAAACACAGCCAATGGTTTGTGCCATTTAAATTG